CGCTGGAACCGGTGTCCATGCGCTGCTCGGAGTGCTGGTCAAAATCCTGGTACAGGCTCGCCAGGCGCTGATCGTTCGGCCGAAACCGTGTCGCGTGCACAAACTCGCCGAACGACTCAAACTCCCGTGACGCCTCCGGGCCGGGCGGGGGGCTCGGCAGGGCGGCTGAACGGGATGCGGCGGACGGCTGCGGGGTGTCGAGCGCGGCCTCCGCGGCCTCCAGCGCCTGCAGACGACCGATCTCTGTGTCCAGTTTCGCGATGGCGGCAAGGCCGTCGTCGTACGTCGCGGATTCCTCGGCGGACAAATCACGGTCCTCCGTCTCCGCTGCAGTCAGCAGCGCCCGCATGTCCGCGACCAGCGCCGCTTTCTTCTCTCGCAATTTCGCAACTTTAGTCACGGGGTCACCCTCCAATCAGGTTCAGTGCGCGCTGACGGATACGCGTGCGCGCACCGGGTCCGTCGAGCTGTTTAATAGTGTCCTGCAATGTCGCCACTCTGTCAATCATCCCCGCCGCCAGCGCGTCTCGTGGCGTGACGACGCGGCCCGCGCCGAACTGATCTCCCGCAGCGACCGACTTTGACACGCCTCGACCGCGGGCGACCGCGCCCACGAAATCGGCGTACGTCTGGTCGACCAGCCCCTGCAGGTACTCCCGTGCCCCGTCAGTCAACGGGCCGTGCGCGCCGAGCAGTTTATCCCGTCCCGCGCTGATATACTCGACTGCGACGCCCATCTGCTCGCGCCAACCGGTGTCGTCCACGTGGGTCATGTACACGCCGATCGAGCCGACCAGGGCACTGGGGGATGCGACGATCTGCGACGCCTGCGCGGCCAACCAGTACCCCGCGGACGCGGCCATGTACTCGACATGGGCGGTGACCGGTTTTTCGGCAGCAGCCGCTGCGATCTCCGCGGCCAGTTCGTCGACACCGAACGTGCCACCCCCCGGCGTGTCGTACACCATCAGGATCTTCGCCACCCCCTCCGCGCCGCGAGCTGCGCTGAGCTGCGCTCGGATCGTGTCGACCGAGGTCGTCAGCCCGTACTGCTCATAAAACTCCATGCGGCGGGGGGTGACCACGCCGCGCACCGGAATGACCGCGACGTTACCCGCTACAGGTAGTCTCCGATCCCCCGCATCAGCTGCGATATTACCGAGCGCGGTTTGCAGCCAGGCCCCGAACTGGTCCGGGTCGATAGAGGCGATTGGACCCGCCCACGTAGCGCGTAGGTTGTCGAGCACCGGGGCGCTCAGCACGGCGCCCGTGTCACCCCCCGGTGCTCGCCCGTGGCATGCCAGCCGTTGCAGCAGTTTATCCATTGGGATTGTCCCCCTCGTTACGTTCGGCCACAGTGTCCAGGTCCTCGATAAACGGCAGGTCCTCTTTTTCGCGGGCCTCGGACGGCAGCATCCACCCCGCGTCAATGCCAGACGCATAGAACTGGGCGCGTGCGGCCATATCCCCGCGCAGCAGCGCGGCCATATTGAATTTGACATAGTACCCATGCTCGCGCTCGCGCTCGGTAAACAGCTTGTTGTTAAACTCGGCCTCCCACGCAGTGACCCAGGGGTCCAGCGTGTGGACGATAAAAGCGAGCATCATCTGCTCCATGCCGGTACCCCACACAGTGCCCGGGGACTCGTGCTGGAGCAAGAACAGGGGGACGTTGTAGATGCGGGCGATCTCGCCGATTTGAAATTCCCGCGTGGCCAAAAACTGCGCGTCATCCGGCGGTATCTGCGTAGGAACGAATTTCGTTCCCTCCTCGAGGATTCGGATGCGGTGCGCGTTTTCCAACCCTGAATCCTCGCGGGCATTGACCGAGTCGCCTAAATTCCTGCGCCCCTTCTCGCCCAGTTTGCCTGGGTACATCAGGAAGCCCCCAGATCTTGCGTCGTTCCCGAAAAATTTGCTACCGAACGTCTCCGCCGCCTGCGCCAGGCCTACTGCCGCTCGCGCCTGGTGGATGACAGACAGACCACAGTAGCCGTCCAGAGAGATGTCTGCGACGTGCAGCACGCTGTCGAGTGGCAGCGAAAACGTCGAGCCGTCGATCCTCGTCCGAATTCGCACCTCGCCGCTGTCCGATTTATGCGGGGACGTGTCCCAGGCCATCAGGGGCCATAGCGCCACAGGGCGGTTGGCGCCGTCCCGCTGGATCTCGATGTACGCATTACCCCACAAACACGCGTGCGACTGCGCCGTTTTACGCATCCGCTGTTGGTTCATGTACGGGTTCGGCTGGCGGTTCAGCAGTTTGTTCAGGGGGTGCGCGTCGTCGCGGACCGGTCGTCCGTCAGCGTCAGGCCGAAAAATTCCGATCGGGAACGACGACAGCGGGTTAGCAATACGGTTGACGCATGCATAAACCGCTGGAAGGTTCAGCGCCAGGGTCTCGTTGACCGTGACACCCGCCGCAGTCATTGACCCGACCGCCCTGACGATCCAGTGGTTCGGGTCCGACGCCGCCTGGTTCGACCCGAAAATTGCGCGCATCAGGCTCATACTCGACCGCCGGCGATGTACGCCGCGGGCTCGGAGAGTTGCCACGTACCGTAGATAATCGAGGCGTAGGCGGCGAGCGCCGCAGCGTCCGTCGCCAAGCCCAGCAGGATGCGCGGGGCGGTTGGGCTGTTCGTCGGTGTGCTCATATACTCAGCAGTCCCCGCTCCTCATAGACAGACACCATATCATCTGCACTCATGCTGACCCCGATGGCCATCAGCAGCGCCACCATGCCATCGATTTTTTCAGCCGACCGTTTTTTATCCGGGGCCATGTTGAGATTGTCGTCATACCGCATTATCAGGTTCGACGCGTGCCACGTCAACACGGGGTCCCCGCTGTGTTTCAGTTTCCCGCGCAGGTACAGGCGCTCGAATTGTTTAACAGCCGGGTGATACGATCGTGGCCCCTGAATGAAATTCCGCAGGGGCAGTTCGTCCTCTGCCAGTTTCGCCACGATCTCCCCCGAGTTCCAGTCATCGTACGCGATGACGCGGGGGCGAAACCGCTCGCAGTCCGCCACGATATTGTCATAGACGCGAGCGTAATCTGTCACGTTACCCTCCGTCTGCGTCATCCACCCGGCGCTGATCCATTGATCATATGCCGCTGTGCCCCGCTGTGTCCGCTGAAACACGCACTCCCGCGGCACCCAGTACCGGCCCCACGTGTACCACGTCCCGTCGACGTCCCACACCAGACGCCACGCCGTGGTATCTCGTGTCGACGCCAGGTCGAGCGCAGCGTAACACGGGTACCCCTCCAGCATGTCGAGATCGAGATCGACCCCGTTGTTCCGCCAGACGCGGATATCCACAAAACCGTCGGCGACGGACGCAGGTAGATTGCAGCGTTTTATTTTAAATTCCGAGGCCATGCTGGGAATACCCTGCGCCTCAATCGCATCCCTTTTAATTGCCGCGAATAATAGCGGGCTGGACTCAATCAACGGGTTTGCTTTTACCCAGACCCTTTCATCATATTCGTCGTCGTCTTTATCCAGCGTAAATAAAAAACACAGGAAATGCTCTGCCCCCACCAGTCCCTCTAATACCTGCTGCGCGAATTTACGCATACCCGCCCAGGGGCCGGGATTTTCGTACCCCTCAGTTGTTAGGTACAACCACAGTTGATTTGCTCGGGCGCCTGCGGCGGATTTTAAAACGTTGAGCAGGTCGGGGGTCTTATGCGCGTGTATCTCGTCTAGCACGATCGCAGCGGGGTTTAAGCCATCCTGAGTCGACGCCTTAGCCGACACATACTTCATCGTCCCGTGGTTCTGGTTGCACAATATGGCGCGGGCAAATGCTTTTACGTCGAACCGTTTGCGGAGTGCCGGAGTTTTCTCCACCATGGCCTTAGCGACGCTGAAAACTATTTTCGCCTGGTCTCCTGTGGTCGCCGCTGTTATAACCTGCGGCCCATTATGCCCCTCACATAAAAACACGTATAGCGCGATGCCAGATGCAAATGCGGATTTACCATTTTTGCGGCCGACGGCGAGGAGCGCCGTTGTAAACCTGCGCGTGCCGTCCGGGTTGCGAAACCCGAATAGACAGACCAAGAACAGGACCTGAAACGGCTCCAGTGTGATTGTGGGCGTGGACCACTCCCCCTCAATGTGCGGGAGCAGCTCGATGAATCGGCACGCTCGGTCGGCCTCCGCCTCGTCGAACGCGAACCCGGTGCCTGGTTTCCCCGCCCGCTCTAAATCGTCTAGGAAACGCTGCGCCGCTAACCGTAGCCATTTACAGTGGTTCGCCTGGTCGGTGTCCGCAATCGCCCTACGCGCATACCCAGTGGCGATTTTTAAATAACTTTTCGGCTTAGAACTCGTCGAACGGGTTTTCATCAGACGTATCCGACGCGGGTTTTATGCGTGCCTGCGCCATCGGGGTTAGCCCAAAATCATTCGCTAGCCCGCGATACTGCGCCAGATCTGCCGCTTTAGGTTGGCGACCATCTTCGTAAATATCGACTAGCTGCCCGAATAGCGCGCACAGTACGCCGAGGGGGCTGAGAGAGCTAGGGGTTAACAGCTTATTGACCACGAGGATATCGCACGCGCGTTCCCATTCTCTAAAGGCCGCGACATTCGGTAGCCAGGCGGGGGCGGGGGGAACTCGCGATAGGCTAGTCTCTACGAGTTC